GGATATTGCCTTGGTTCTTACATAATAACATAATGTTTTTAATCCGTTTTCCCAAGCCTTAAAGTGTGAAGATGTTATTTTTGATACGGTTGGATTAGCCAAATAAATATTCATAGATTGGGATTGGTCGATAAATGGTGCTCGGTCCGATGCCATGTCAATTAATTCCTTTTGCGAAATTTCCCAAATCGTTTTATATTTTTTCAAAAGATGTTCAATTCTTTTAACTTTCTTGGTATATGATTTATCTTCGGAATCCAAATACTTATTAAAATTAATTGTTTGGATAGATCCCTCGCTCATAATGATTTCATTTTTCACTTGTTCACTCCAAATACCTATTTTTTCAAAGTCGTTAATTAGATACTTATTCACAATCATAATTTCTCCACCTACAACTCGTCTATTAAATAAGGCCGAGTGTGCTGGTTCTGTCATTTCGTAAGACCCTGTGATTTTTGCCGATGATGCTACTGGCATCTGTGCGGTTGATAGTGAATTACAAACCCCGTATGACTTAACACTTTCTTTAAGTGAGTTCCAATCCCACATTCCTGATAAATCACTTTCATTCAATCCCCACATATCAAATTGGAATACTCCTTGTGACATAGGTGACCCGTTAAAGAAGTCGTATGGTTTGTATTCTCCTGTTTTACACAAGTTATTTGATTCGAAAATCGCTCCGAAATAGATAGTTTCAAAGATATCTTTATTTAATTTCTTCGCCTCATCAGAAGTGAATACATAATCCATTAAATAAAACACATCCGCCAATCCTTGAGTTCCGATACCGATTGCTCTTTGTTCTAAACCACCTTTTCTACCTTTTTCGGTTGAGTAGTAGTTAATATCAATAACCTTGTTAAGTGCTCTTACAACCTTACGTGTTTCTTCAAATAGTAATTGGAAATTAAATTTCCCATCAACTATAAAGTTTTTCAAAATCATAGAAGATAATGTGCAAATAGCCGTAGTAAGTTCATCGGTATATTGATAGATCTCGTTACATAAATTTGATTGTTTAATCACACCGATGTTTTGGTGGTTAGTTTTTTTATTCGCGTTATCTTTTGAACATAGATAAGGAACACCAGTTTCAATTTGAGACTCAATAATCTTATACCAAAGTTCTTGGGCCTTGATTTTTTTACCTAACCCTAAACTAACCGCTTTGTTATAATTTTCTTCGTATTCGTCACCGTAACACTCTTGGAGGGGTTTAATACCCGCTTTGATAATGTCATTAGGGCAGAATAAATACCAATCTCCTGATTCTCGTACCGCTCTCATAAAATTATCAGGTAACCATAACGAAGTAAAAAGGTCTCTCGCTCTTAATTCTTCAAGTCCTGTATTTTTCTTGATGTCCAATAAATCAAAGATATCCTTGTGCCAAGGTTCAATATAGATTGCCGCACTACCTGGTCGTCTTCCTTGTTGGTTAAAGAACCTTAGTGATTCGTTAACTATTTTAAGGTATTTTAATAAACCACCGGCGTACCCACCTGATGATGAAATACGAGTGTCTTTTGATCTAATATTACTCATACAAAGTCCTATACCCGCAGCGTCAGAAGAATATGTTGATATGTCGGTTAAAGTCCCTAATAAACCTTCTCTTGAATCATCATTATTGTAATGTAATACACAAGAAGCCAACTGTGGAACTTTGGTTCCCGCATTTATCATAATCGGAGTTGCCGGAGAAATCAGTTGATTAGATAATGACTTATAATAATTAACTGCTTCTTCGAATGATTTGGTAACCCAAATCGCCACTCTCATATACATATGTTGTGGTCTTTCTACTGAAATACCTTTTGGACTTTTTAACAAATACATCTCTTGTAGAGACCTCCAAGCAAAGTAATCAAAATTGTAATCTAAGTCATGGTTTATGATTTCGTCAATTTTTTTCTCACCGTATAGTTGAATAAGATTAATTAAATCGTCATTTACAACACCATCGTCATTTAGTGATTTCATAGTTTCACTAAAACTCGGATTAGTGTCTTTATGATAAGAAGAAATAGCAACCGTTGCCGCCAATCTACTATAATCATAGTGACTGCCGGTGTATGATGCCGATATCTCATATACCAATTTATCTAAGTCCTTGGTAGTTATTTTTCCCTCAGTTGGTACTGAAGTGATTACCTTAATGAAAATTTCGTCTGAATTCACGTTAAGTGATTTAGACGCTTTTTTAATTCGGTTATATATTTTAGTGGGGTTGAATGATGCTTCTTCCCCACCTTTTTTAATAATTGTTAGTGACATATTTTATAGTTTAAAATTCTTCATCAAATGAGATCGCCTCATTAAGTTTAGCCTTTTGATATTCAATCGTTCTACTTTCAAAGAAGTTACCCTTGGTTTCAACCGCGATTTGTTCCATAAATTTAAATGGTTGTTCAACGTTAAATTCTTTTTTACAACCAAATTTAACCAACAATCCATCAACTACGAATTCCAAATATTGTTTCATAAGATTTTGGTTCATACCGATAAGTGACACCGGTAGTGACTCGGTAATAAATTCTTTCTCAATATCAAGTGCTGACAATAAAATCTCTTTAATTCGTTTTTCAGATATCTTATTTTCCAAATGATTATTAAACAAATGAATCGCAAAATCGCAATGTAAGTTTTCATCTTTAAAAATCAAGGCGTTTGCGTTACAAAGACCTTGCATAATACCTCTTGACTTTAACCAAAAAATTGAGCAGAAAGACCCTGAAAAAAATATACCTTCAACCGCTGCAAAGGCAACCAATCTCTCTTGGAATGATGCATTTTCGATCCAATTAAGAGCCCAATTAGCCTTTTTCTGAACCGCTGGTAGATGTTGAATCGCTCTAAAACACTCCAACTTCTCATTTGGTTCATTTATGTAAGTATCAATCAATAATGAATACATTAGTGAGTGAATATTTTCCATCGCCAATTGCATCCCGTAAAAGAATTTTGCCTCAGGATATTGAACTTCTCTATAAAAGTTTTCCGCAAGGTTTTCATTAACAATTCCGTCGGATGCCGCGAAAAATGATAAGATATTTTTGATAAAGTATTTTTCATTATCAGATAATTTTTCCCAATCTCTGATGTCACCACTAATATCAACCTCTTCTGCGGTCCAAATCGCCGCTTGGTGTTGTTCATAAAATTTCCAAATATCGTGATGTTCAATTGGGAATATCACAAACCTATTTGGATTTTCTTTTAAAATTTTCTCCATAATTAATTATTTTTTGCTTCTTTTTCTTTTCTTTTATCCATCAATTCTCTCATTCTCTTACGACGATCTTCTTCTTTATTTTCCTCATGACCTAAGAAAGTGGTTGACGATTCAACATCGATATCCAACATTGCATTATCAAACTTACAATTTTCAAAAATAACACCATCGTCACCAATTCTTGATTTTGTAATTGCTATTGTTGCCAATTTCATTTCTTTCTGTGTAAGACTTTTTGCCACGGAAATAATAACGTGACCAACTTGTGCCTTTTTAATTGAACCACCCATTTGATCTGTTGTAACGACCTCAGATGAGATGGATGACCTATTTCCTTGTGTTGCAGTCCATCCTGCCAAACTCAATTCGTGACACATCGATTCAAAACCTCTCATTACCGAACCCTCACTTTTCCACTCATCTTCGAGTTGTCTATCAGGTAAGACACAATCGATATAATCTAATAACACCATATCGATTGGTTGTCCGTCTGCGATTAACTTTCGGATTGAGTTTTTAATTTGATTCATAGATAAAGTATCAGAAGCGTATTTTTGAAGGATTAGTTTATTTTTCATAGTTCCTTCCACTTCTTTAACCTTAGTCATTACCTCTTGTTTTTTAAGAGTTAGGTCATCGGGGTGTATTCCTGTCCATAATGTGATGTGTTTTCGTTGGATAATCTTTGGGTTGTCCTCAAAGAATATCTGTAATACATTATGACCTAAATTAAATGCGTGGTTTCCAATCTTAGTGAGTATGGTACTCTTACCGACACCTGTTGGTGCCAA